TGGTTTATCTTTATTGCCACCATTGAACTCACTAAATCCTTTTATCGCTAGAGTTATTTCGGTAATACTCATGTCCCAAAATACTGCTGGATTAATACCTATCATACCAATACAGACTTCAATCCATCTTTGGTATGGTAGTTCAGCTTCCTCGTCTATTCCTCTACTGGACTTTTTTTTTCGTCAACAGTATCGTCATCTACATTCAAAGCCAAAGTTACCAACTCTCCAGCCATCTTAATAGCTTCTAACAAGCCAATCTCTGCAATCAATCCTTTAACTTCTTTGTCTTGTAGATTATTTCCACCAGCCCTGATCGCTAAAGTAATCACAGATATTATTTCTGACATAGTAATATCAGCCTGTGCCAACTTGTTACCTAGCTTCAAAATACTACAGCCCAAAGCCTGTTCAATCCTTATGATCGTATCAAGGCTCATTCTTGCCTTGTACTCAGTATCATTAAACTGTAGTAGTTTTTCTGCTCTTAGCTTGTTTATGGTCATTGTTTTTCTCCATGATAGTTGTTATTTGTAGCACCTCGTCTCTGTTTCCAAGATTATTGGCGGAATTGATTGTGTAAGATTTACCATCAATTTTTACAATATCGGTATCTTTGAAGTTTTTAAAATAAGGAGCTTCTATTTCAACATTGTTTTTTCCAATGTTGACTTGTGCGTCTAATTTCTTAGAGCCAATCTCAATAGCTTTAAGTTCCCAAGACATAATTATCCCCCAAGTTATACTGTAGCAAAGGTAATTGTTCCAGCACTCTCAAACGACATTGAGTAAGTTACTTCTCCATTATAACTTCCAGCATACTCAATACTCGTTACCTGAAACGCTCCAGTAAAGGTCGCAAAATCAGGGACAAGTAGCTGAAAATTACTGAATGTACTTGCAGAAAAAGCTGTTCTGACACTTGCTTCACTTGCTGAGTCAGTAAACACTCCAGAGCCAGATATACTAAAACTTTGTATTCCTGCGTCTGCTAATAATGTTCTGACTTTTGATGAGTCTTTATTTGTTACGTCTATTGTTTCTGCGTTCATTGTAATAGAGGTATCTCTAAGTCCAGCAACAGTTGTGAATGTTTCTGGGCTTCCAGCATTTCCTATTTTGACAAGTAACGCACTTCCTTTTTGTACTGCCATTTTACATCTCCATATAAAAATTAACTATCAAACACAATCACAGATAATGTTAGCACCCCATGTCTGGTAATTCCATCATTTTCTACAAGTGTAATTGTGTTCCTTACTTGACTTATTACCATATTTGCACCAGATACAGTATAAGTGGTGTCGTGTAATAACTCATAAATTCTTTCCATAGCGTCTGATATTTCTTTTTTACCTCGATAGGTACTCCAAACATCAATGTCTACATTGTACTCATTTCCATCTAAGCTCTTTGTTCCTCTGTTTATAACATTAATATTTCCAATGACAACATAAGGATAAGCCGTGTCCTGTGGCACATTATCGAATATCTTGTTATCACCAACAATACCATCTAGTGTGCTATCGCCATTTAAGGTTGAAAATAGTATTGTTTGTAAATCAAAAGAGTGAAAGCTCATGTTATTTTTACATTC